CTCTTCATATGTCATGGATGAAAAGCGCTACGGAAATATACCGGGAATTACCTACGAAACATTCAAGATTGCTGATCGTACTTACAAGTTTGCTCAAGATGTACCAAGTCTTTTACCAGCAATTCTTCTTGAACTGAAGCAGTTCCGTAAGCAAGCCAAAAAGGATATGGCAGCAGCTACTGGTTTTATGAAGGAGGTCTACAACGGAAAGCAGTTGGCCTATAAAATCAGTATGAACTCTGTGTATGGTTTCACTGGAGCTGGTAAGGGTATCCTTCCATGTGTTCCAATCGCTTCTACTACGACCTCAAAGGGTCGTGCAATGATTGAAGAGACAAAGAACTATGTTGAGAAGCACTTCCCCGGTTCAAAGGTAAGGTATGGCGACACTGACTCAGTCATGGTTGAGTTTGACGTTGGAGATCGCAAGGGAGAAGAAGCTATTGCCTACAGTTGGGAAGTTGGTGAGAGAGCTGCAGAAGAGTGTTCAGCCCTCTTCAAAAAGCCCAATAATTTGGAACTTGAAAAGGTTTATTGGCCATATTTCCTCTACAGTAAGAAGCGCTATGCAGCCAAGCTTTGGACAAAGGGTAAAGATGGGAACATGCACATGGATTACATTGACGTGAAGGGTCTTCAACTTGTGCGAAGAGACAATACACCACACGTCCGTGAAGTTTGTAAGGAACTCCTTGATGTAGTTCTAACATCAAGTGACCCTGGACCCCCGAAAGAACTTGCCAAGGAAAGAGCAATTGAGCTTTTGTCTGGTGATGTTCCCAACGAAAAACTGGTCTTGAGTCAATCTCTGGCGGACACGTACAAAGTAAATGGAAAGTCTGTTTCAATCACAAAATATGATCAGGAAACTGGTAAATATTTAAGTGAAGATATTAACCAATCGCATGTTCAGGTTTTTCACAAGATGCGCGAAAGAAAGCCTGGGTCTGAGCCACAATCGGGTGACAGAGTTCCCTATCTTCTCACAAAGACCGAGAATGCCAAAGCCAAAGCGTACGAAAAAGCCGAAGATCCAAAATATGTAGAGGAGCATGGCGTACCTGTTGATTATCACTATTATTTCCTCAACAAATTCTTGAATCCAGTGTGTGACCTGTTAGATCCATTGTATGAGAATGTGAAGGAAGAAATCTTTGGTGAAATTATCAATCAACACAAACCACCAAAACCAAAGAGAGAACCAGCTTTGAGTACCATGAAGAAAGATGATCTCATTGCCGAATGTCAGCGTCGTGGCCTTGAAGAGACTGGAACTCTTGTAGTCCTCCGAGCCCGCCTTAAGGAAGCGAGACAAGGTTCCGTTGAAGACATATTTAAAAACTACGAACTAAAACAGAGTAAGGATGAGTCTTCACGAGAAGATTACGCAGATAGTTGATGAGGAATTGGAGGAGCGAGTGAATGCAATTCTCAACGAATACGCTTTGACAATTTCAAAAAAGCATGCAATACCTTTGGATCTTTTACTCAAAGATATTCCAACTTCATTTGTGAGTACGACATGTAAAGGGACGAAGTCTAATGGTGTTAGGTGTACTTACAGGGCAACGTGTAATGGATATTGTCGTCATCACAAGGCCCAGGGTGAACGGATATGTCAACGCAGCCTTTCAAGTTCAAACCTACATAACCATGGTCCAGAACACATGTTTGTGAGAGGATGTCCGGGGTGTGCGTCATCAAAGGAGCTTATAGATTTGGGGGTCTAATATAGTAATGAGCAAAAACGATATTCTACTAACATCCATCAACAACTTTTACAACAATGAGAAGAATAGATCTACACTTCTGACGATATTAGACAAATCAAGTGGTATTTCTCTCCGCAACTTGGAATGGTTTATCACAAACTATGCAAAGAAGAATCACACTTCTTACCAAACGGGAGATGGAAAATTATTCACAGTCCACTGTGCTTACAAGTCAAGCCTTAATGGCTATAGTAAACAACTCTTTGATCCATTCTGTAGATCTCAGAAGTTTGCCTACATAGTGCCAGGTACATCTCATGAAATCCAAACGACGTTGGCTCAATTGAATTTCATCAAATGGTGTATAAAGAATAATATTATTGACTACATCTCCGATAACCGTGAGAGTCTTTTTAGTAAGCAAGTGACATGAAACCCTTATCAAATACAAAAGTTTGATATCCGGTGTAGTACATATTAAGTGAATATGTATTATTTGAAGGATCAACTTCAGATGTATCCAGTTTTACTTCGATAACCGTTTTATCTGATGTAATCTGACTAAAATCCAAGTTCCCCGATGGCTCCACATTTATCGGATTCATCGAGAAACTATATGTATAGATATTTCTAAATGGCCTTGCTAATCTGTTGTGAAATGGTACAAGGTATTTGTAATAATTGTGATTTGTCTTTGACACATTTGGAAGTTTTGTCCCGTTTATAAAAAAACTTGCCTCTAACATAATTGGATCAAAAAATGTGAGTTGATCGTCAAAGTTCACATTTGATGAAAAGTTGAATCTGTTTTGACAGAGATATTCTTCTTCATCTGATGGAACTGGATCACCGGTCGCGATTGTCAAATTTTCAAACTTTGTGTTACGTAGAAACCAGTGAATACATTTGACTGGAATGTTTGGAACTAAATTATTTCTAATAACATCTTTACCCAAATCACTTACAATTGTTGGATGTTTTCTCACCAAATCTGTAATAAGAGTCTGGGGTTCGGTTGTGATAAACTTTCTTTCTTCGGCACTTACAGTAATTTCTTCTGTTACCAGGTTAAATGATGGAATTGTCATAGTATCGGTTGTATCAGTAAAGAAATTCTGATTATGAAACTCAAGTTCAAAAATGATTTTCTGACGGTGTATAGCACATGTAGGAAAGTATGGTCTGTTAGGTTTATTCGAAGTATATTCATCACTTGCAAATTTGCGAGAAAAGAAGAAGTGTAAAGGTATTACCAAATCTGACGAATATTGTGCAACACTGTCACTATTTGTTGATTCGTCAAAACCAATGTTTCTATTTACAAGAAATCTATTTGCTACCTTTTCAGAAATTTCCAAATAAAGTTCATCATATATGATTCCCCAATCGTCGTGAATCTTTTCGACTTCGATGTCATCCACAAACATTGTCACATTTTTGAGGATATGTCTACCCAATTGATCTGCATAATTTCCATCTGAAATACCCGGCATAGTTATGCTAAGCCACATGTTACTCAACAAATCTCCCATATTTTGTGGTTTAAATTCAACCTTAATAGTTTGTCCAAATGGCCATGTCGGTACGGCATTTCCGGGTTTGTTAACATTTTTACTTCTATGATATTTTCTAAAGTCGGAGTGTCTCCGATCTGTGGTATAATTAAAGAAGGATTCTTCTGGATCACCGGAAAGCAAGTATGTATCTTGTTTACCGATAGCTTTGAGCGAAATTTTCGCAGCTTCACCCATACCTACTATTGCTTACATATTTTTAATATCCATTTTCCACATGTCAATGTGAGAGGTACCCTTCATAATTTCAAGTTCTTCTCTCGCCTGTTTGGATTCTCTGAGGAGTTCCTTAACACATTCTTCCGTGTATTGAACAGTCTTGATGTTGAGAAGGTAGTCATAGGTTCCGTTAATCTTGGGGAAGATACCAGCCAACTGCCTCTCAAGGTCATCCTTTTTACGCTTGAAAACAATAATGTCACCTTCAATAACCATTGTCACAAACTTTGACTTGTATCCACACATCTTGGATCTGACTTCAAGTACCTTGATGAGATGTTCTCTTCTCTTTTTGTAGTGATCAAGTCGGAGATCCACAAAGTCTTTGAGGATTTCTTCGGGAGAGTTGTACTTGTAGATACCCTTGATTGGGTGGAAGAGGTGCATGTTGGATGTATGGAAACTCTTTCTCAACTTGAGGTCCTTCACGAGGTCTTTGCCACTGTAACCAATAATTTCAAAATCAACATCTTCTGTTGTAGAGTTGTTTGTGAAGTTTGTAATGACTTTCTTTTCCACAAGCGTATCCAAGTACTCTTTGTAGTCTTGAGTCCACCGACCCGGTGGTAACTCGGTGACCTTGAGCCTTGATCCAGTGTCTCTCCAAACACCTTCTGTGATCCAAGTACCATCTTCTTTGAAAACCTTACCCTTGAAACCTCTGAACCAAGGTGTCATTTCTTTGAAAGACATACCACTCAAAGCTCTTCCAATGTTTTCCTTGATGTCCTTGGGGTTGAATGGTGGGACATAGCAGCTGAAACCCGTACCAATACCTTCTGTTCCATTCACAAGTACCATTGGAAGAGTTGGCATATAGAAGTCTGGTTCAATGGAGCGACCATCATCATCAAGATAGTTGAGAATTGGGTCGTCCCGGGGATCAAAGATCTTGCGAGCCTCCTTGGTAAGCTTCGTAAAGATGTATCTCGTTTGAGACGCATCCTTACCACCCATGAGACGAGTACCGAATTGACCACATGGCTCAAGAAGGTTGATATTGTTTGAACCTGTGTAGTCATTTGCCAACTTGACGATGGTATCCGCAAGGGACACTTCACCGTGGTGGTACGCAGACTTGTCGGCAACATACGCAGCCAATTGTGCCACCTTCATTTCATCTTTGAGATTCTTGTGGAAACAGGCATACATGACCTTCCTCTGTGAAGGCTTGAGACCATCTGCCATGTGTGCAATGGAACGCTTCAAGTCCGCCAAGCTGAAATTGACCAAGTCTTTACGAACAAAGTTTGTGATGCTCAAGTTTTTCACGGAGCCATATGGAACTTCCAATTCTTTGGGGTCCTTTGCTGTACTTTCCAAGAGCCACGACTTTCTGTCATCAGCCTTCTTCTTGTCAAAGGCAAGGACGATTGACTTGTCCGTCATAATATCCATATCAAACTTCACAGTCAAGTCTTGAATCTTCTTGAAATATTCTCGGGCTTCTGCGGAAGTTGAAGTACCCAAACCCTTGTAGTATTTGATCTTCCACCCAGGTTGTCCATTGCCATACCAAGCTCTAAAAGCAGAGTCGGTGTAGAATGATTTTGATTGACCACCCTTTGTAGCCTTGATAATTGGTGTCACCATTGAGACTACAAATCCCAACTTGAGGAGACTTGGCCAGAAGTAATGGATCATATTAAGAATGAGACCCTTGATATGGGAACCATCATTATCCGCATCAGTCATAATCATAAGACGACCGTAGCGAAGTTCAGAAACATCTTGATAATCCTTACCCTGTTGAAGACCCAAAATCTTCTTGAGATCATTGAACTCTTGGTTTGATGTAAGTTGTGCCACCGAAGCGTCTCGGACATTCTTACACTTACCACGAAGTGGGAACACACCATAATGATCTCGGCCAACGACTGAAAGACCTGCAACTGCCAAAGTCTTCGCCGAATCACCTTCTGTCACAATGAGAGTACATTTACTGGATTGTGCTGTACCAGCCTTATTTGCGTCGTCCAACTTGGGGATACCGGTAATTTTGGACTTGCGAGCACCATCAGTCTTTTTGAGTTCCTTCATTTCCTTGAACTTTGAGAGTGCTGTGAGTTCATCACTGATGCCAGTCTTGAGAGCATTCTTCACAAAGTTTTTGGGTGGATCAAACTTACTCCCAAAGTCTTGAGCCTTTGAAGTACATTCAGACTTGACTTGACTTGAGAAAGTTGGATTTTCAAGAGTTGCCTTCACAAAGATGTTGAAAGTATTCTTGACTTGTTGTGGCTTCAACTTAATCTTCTTCGCCATTTCATCAATGATACCCGATGCGAGGTAAGAA